CCGGCAAAACATTGCCGCGCTTGAGCCTGCCACAAAATTGGCCGAGAAGACGACCGCAGCCGAACAGTCATTGCTTGAAACTCAGCTTCGCCGTGCGATTCCTGGCTATGACCAGTTGATTCAACAGGCTGGAAAGACTATTGGCTCAAGATTGCGTGGCGAGGTTGATCAAGATGTTCAATCGCAGCTTCAACGAGCTGTCGCTGGTCGGGCGGTTGGTGGAGGGTTTAAAGATGCGTCAGGCATTCGAACAAATTTGCTCGCTCGCGACTTTGGTCTGACAGCGATGCAGATTCAGAATCAGGGTCTTGCTCAGGCTCAGAACTTTATCCAGCAGCAGCGCACGTTTGGCATGGCTCAACCGTTCTCAGTGAGCAGCATGTTCATCACACCCGCTCAACGGATCGGCGCGATTCAAGAACAGCAGGCCAGAATGTACGGGCGTGATTTGACTGCCGCTCAGGTGGCTGCTGCTCCGTCGCCGATGCAGCAGGCGGCGCAGACTGCGCTTACCAACTTTGGCGGTGTTGCCGGTGGCGCGCTGTCGCAGTACGGAATGTATCAGGGGTTGATGGCTGGCCAACGTGGGCCGTCACCATCGTACAATCCTCAGAACGATCCTGAGATTTATCCGAATCTTTATGCGCCGACTCCAACGAGGTCGGATATCACACCGCTTTCTACGAGTCTATTCCCGGAGTACGGCTCTTCAAACTACGGACGTTAATCTTATGGCCGACCAATCTCTTCAAGCATTTCAGCTAGGTGCAAGCCTGTTCGACCGCGCGCAGACGCAGGCGCGGATGATGGAGCAGTTCCAGATTCAGACGGCTGATCAGATCATGCGCCAGCGTCAGGCGGATCTTCAAAACAAGATTCAGTCGAACGCTTATGCTCAGGCGTTGGCGGAGCAGGAGGCTCAAGCTGCGGAGTATGACACGTTCCAAAAGTTCAATGAGGAAGTTGGAACCTATTTTAATGATCCTGAGTTGAAGGCTCCAATGCCTGCACTGCCACGTTTTAGGTCAAAGGTTTTCAATCAGGAGGCAACTAGAGCCTATCAGAGTCTTCAGCAGTATTCTCCGCGAGCTAAAATTATCAAGGCTCGTGAACAGTTCGAAAAAACTAGGTCTGACATCATAACAGAGATGCAGAATCAGGGCATCGATGTTTTTGATCCTCAGACAGGTCAGGTTAACGAGGAGGTTTACCGCACGAATCTTCCTATTATCAGAGAGCAGATAAAGGAAAGGCAGACCATCAAAGACCTTGGGACAGAAATGTCCGAAGAGGTTTATCAGTTAGATAAAACCATTCCTCTTCCTGAACGGATTAAAACTGCTCGCGCCAATGTTGAGGCTCGTCGAGCGGGTCGTATCAATCCTTCTGACAGCATGAAAATGACCATTGCAAATGATGCTGTTGACGATTGGCAAGAGCTGTTTGGACCCGCTGACGCTCGTACCGCTTCGAGAATCAAGGGTTCCGTGATGCAGAGTGATTGGAAGTGGCCTGAAGGAGACGATGCTCGTCAAATTCGCGGCGATCAGAATACTGCAAAGGGTTCAGCCAGACTTGTTGATGAATTGAACAAGTTTGAACAAACGTATGGAAAAGGAAAAATTCAGAATTACGTTGGTATTATCGATGGTAAATTTGGTGAAATTTCTCGTAGATTAAAGGAATCAAAAACTAACGAAGAAAAAGACGCTTACGAGCTTCTTCAAAGATTTAACACAGTATTCAACGATGAGGCATTCGCCACTTCCGGCAAGGCTGTTACAGTGCCTGAACAGGTTCGGTTGAAAGCGGCAATCGGTGACATCAGGAGCAAAAACTTTGTCAACGACATTAACAACTTTGCTAAATTTGCCGCTGAAAACCTGTGGAGTACGATTGATGACTTTAAGACGAAGCGCAAAATCTCTCCAGAGCAGGTAAAGTTGGCCAACGAACTTGTCACCCGTTACAAGCTGCCACTGACGCCGTTTGGTCAGCAGCGTCAATCTACTCCCGCTGGATCGACCGGAACCGCTCCGTCACTTCCTGCTGGTGTAACTCCGTTTACAGGTTCGACTAACGTTTCTTCTGGATTCATTTACACCCCGTAATTATGGGAAAAATCACATCTCCGTCTGGCAGGGAATACAACTGGTCGAATCCGAATCCGCCTACAGAAGCGGATTTCAAGGCCATTTCTGATTACGAGGTGGCGCAAGGAATCTCCGCCCAACCTAAGCCATCTCAAGGTCCGGCCACCATCGCCGAGATGCGTCGGCGTGAGGAGGCTGGCCAAGTCTCCGCGCTGACTCCTGCACAGGTTCAAGCGCAAGTTGGTTCTCCTCAGCAGCTCGAACAGGCGGTTAAGGATGCGAAGAATGTTGGGATGGCGCAGCAGTTTGTCGGCACTATGGGCCAAATGGCCGAGCCGACTGGTATGCTCGCTCCTTTTGAGGGCGGAAGGCTTCAGCCGTCTGGGCAATTCACTCCGCTTGGAGCTGCTGAAGCTCGCGGAATGCGTCGTGGATTTGCCACGGGGCTTCCGATTGCAGGCTCTTTATTGGCTGCTCCATTTGTGGCTGGGATGACACCGCTTGCTGGAGCATTAACAGAAGCTGGCGTTGGACTTACAACTGCGGCTATTGGCCAAACAGTTTCTCCTGAGCCGTATCGAGCGGGAGAGATGTTTGCTCAAGCTATTCCTGGTATCCCTGTCGCTCAGCAGGCCAGAAAATTCACGCAGTTTACAAAAGAAGCCGGAAGCGGTGTTTTGACTTCCGGCCTTCAGGCTGGACTTGAAACTCTCGACCAAGATTCCGCTGATTTGTCCAACGTCCTTTTTAGGACCGGACTTGGCGGATTATTGAGTCCGGGTTTGAGCGGCGGTGCCAGGGGTATTGGCGCTTTGACGAGAAGCGGATTTAATGCGAGAGCTTTGGCTGCTGAATTGCAACGCCCGTTTACGCAGCAATTCATCAAGGATCGAGCAGAGGATATCAGACAGGAAATGGTTAAGCAGGGTTCTGTTGGAATGTTTGACCGATTTTCAGGCGATCTTGCTCGTACGCTTTATTCTCCAAATTCAGGACTAAATCCTCAGCAGTTTCAGGAACAGATCAGAAATGTTGTCAGCCAGTCGATGAACACTGCCGGTTCGTCCGGTTTGACTGGGCAAGATCTTTCTGACGCAATCAAAACTGAACTCCAGAAATCGATAGCGATTCCAGACGAGCAGGCTAATAGGGTGGCCAACGATGCAATCGACGCTTTTGTTGGAGAATCTGAGGCTCTTCGGAATCGAATCACGAATTTGCGAGACGTTCGAAATGCTTCGCGTGATGCACGTTTGACGGATGTCATTCGATCATTAGAAGGTCGCGCAAGTGTCGAGTCTCAAGGACTTCGAGATGAAATCGATCAGCTTCAAAAACAACGCGAATCGCTTCCTGTCGAATCCGTTGAACGCCAAAAACTCGACACTCAGATTTTAGATCTGAATCAGCAAATTGCCAGCATTGAAGCTGGCCGTGCTGCCGGGTACGGACCTGCTGGTGGAATCACCAAAGAATCGCTGGGCCTTAAAACACAGCAGATTGCTCAAGAGGAGCTTGATAAGTTTAAGAAAGATCGGGAAGAGGGATACGCAAATATCAATCCAGATCTTGAAAACACAAAATTAACAGTCACCGAAATATCTCCAACCGGAGAAGAGGTGAAAAAAGAGTACACGGTAAATCAACTGCGTCAGAAACGCACAAATATTCTTCGAAAAATCAACTTTGGAAAACCAGTTCAAAAAGCTGATTATTCGGTTTTTGAAGATCTTGATCAAATTAACTCACAGCTTGATGAGGCTTTAGCGTCCAATCCTGCCCTCAAAACAGCTTTGCAGCAGGAAAACGCTGCGTATCGAGAAGGTATTTCAAGATTCAAGGGATTTTTTGCTGACAAAATTTTACGAGAGGCTGGCGAGCAAGGTGGAATGCCAGGAATCGTTGGAACTATTGCTGGTGCAACTGGACCTCAAAATCTGAGGCTTCTGAAAAACCTCCTCGGAACTCGATACGATGAGATAAAGCCGGATTTGAGACAGTTTGTTTTCATTCAGTCGCGCGGTGAAAATCCGAATGACTTTCTGAAGGCGATTACCACTGGAAACAGCGGAAAGGCGACTGGGCTTCAAAAGGAGGTTATTGATGAATTGTTTCCAGACATTTCCGAGATAACCGATGTTGCCTCAAAATACAGTTCACTAGTCAACCAAAAGGCAGTTCTTGAAAAACAAGCAAACGAACTAAAAGGTAAAATCGACGCTTTGAAAACAGATGTTTCCAACAACATTTCTGGAGCGCAGGTAAGACTCGACGCTGCAATCAAACAGGAAGGTCAGATTGCGGAAACAAACGCCAAACTTAAGGCTGCGAACATAACTTCAAGGGAACAGCGGATCATCGACTCTCTTGCGGCCATTGAGGCCAGAGTTCGAGATGCTCGCGATAAAAACTTTGACGTTCTTGATACGATTAAGTTAGACGACGTTATTAGGAACATTGAGACACAAAGCGGAAAACCGCTGTACAAAGCTCTCGAAGAGGCCGTCGTAACAAGCAGCAATGCGCGTGGAAGGTTTAATTCGGCAGTCAAAAAAGCGTTGGAACCGGGAGGTCAGCTTGAAAGTTTTGAACCTTCCAATCTGATCGATTTCTTGGTTGCTAAGGAAGGTGAATCGCTCAGTTACCGCAGCAAGCAGTTCCTTAAGGCTGTTGGCCAATCAAGGCCGGACTTGATCGGGGATGCCCAGAACATCTTGGTCGGCAGAATCATCGCCGAATCAGTTGATGGAAACAAAATCAACACGGCAAAGATCAAAGATCTTGTCGGAACAAGTGAGGCTCCAGGCAAGTATTTTGGAATAACCAAAGGATTGTTTGGAGACGATGGAGCCTCTCGCATCACAAAAATCGCAAATCAGTTGGAGCAGGTTTCTGACCTTGGAAAACCAAGCGTCTTCAGAGAACTGGTTTTGCCAGCTTTGGCTGGATTTGCTGGTTATCAGGTTTACGGCGAGACTGGCATGAAGGCTGGTCTTGGTGGATACGCTGCATACAGATTGTTTGGAAAAGGAATCAGCAATGCAACCGCCGCTGCCGTTGGTCGTGTTGTGAAGACTCCAGAATACCTTAACATTGTTTCAAAGCCGATTGACCAGGCAACGCAAGCTCAGATGAATCGATTTGAGCGTCTTTGGCCAAGGGTGCTGAAGATGGAGCAAGATCGTTACCGGATGATTGAAGATGATCTTGAGAAATGAAAACCTCTCTCTCCAAAAAAGGTAACACCTACAAGGGACGTAAGGTGACGCTCAACAAGCCGTTCTACACTCCTGGCGAGCGGAAGAAGAGCGCGGTGTACGTTAAGAATCCGGCTGGCAAGGTTGTCATCGTCCGCTTCGGCGATCCGAACATGGAAATCAAACGCGACAATCCTGAGCGTCGTAAGAACTTCCGCGCGCGGCATAACTGCGCGACGGCAACCGATAAAACGACTCCTCGGCACTGGAGCTGCAAATCCTGGTAAATTTATGGACAAGATGAAACTTGGTGGTGGCGGACGTTACGAGAAGCTGATCGGCAGTCTTGAGAAGAAGGGTGTGAGAGAACCGAAGGCTCTTGCCGCCGCAATCGGAATGAAAAAATACGGCAAAAAGCGGTTTTTGTCTCTTGCCGCCAAAGGTCGTCGCCGCGCCGAGCGTGAGAAGGCTAACGCTTAGGATATCGTCCTTTGGAGTACGGCTTTTTAACCGACTCCTTATCGACGACAAACTTCTCAGGCTCTGCGTAGTTCCATGAGATGTCGCCGCCCGTACCACGCTGGATCATAATCGATCCGGTGACTTTTCCGTCCTTATCCGTCATGCCGGAACGGTCAGCCCGTTTTGCCATGCCAAGCATGAACTTGCGCGGGTTGTTGAATCCAACCTCCTTCATCACAATCACCTCTCTCGCCCAGTTCGTCAGATCCGACGATCCGAATCCTGAGTAGGCCAAATCTGCCACGCTCTCAGGTTTGTCGTCCTTACCCTTCGGCTTCGGGAAGTGATGGACAAGCACCAGGACAACACCTGTCTCCATCATAATCGGCTGGAGCAGATGCCGCGTGAAGTTCGCGCAGACCTCAATGTCCGCAGGATTGCCGCCCATGTAGGAGAGCAGCGGATCGATGTAAACCACGTCAGCCTTGGTCTTGCGAACAAGACGGCGGAGCATTGTCGCAAAGTCTGTTCCGGTTCGAACCGTTTCGCGGAAGAAGAGCATGTCAACACTCCGCAATCCTTGCTCCCAGTTCTCCTTTCCAAACGTCATCTGAGCAGCGCCTTTCAGTGCGTCATGCTGATCGGCGATGTCGTTTTCCGCCTGGATGTAAGCCACTTTTAACGCCCGGACGGGCTTTACGCCAAACCATGCTTCGCCGGACGCCCACTTCATCCCCTGATACGCGGCCATCGAGCTTTTACCGCAACCACTTTGGCCGACGAAGAGAAGCGAAGATCCGCGACGTAGCCACCTGTCGCCGATCAGATTGTCAGGATCATTCTTCGGGTCGTACTCGATGATGCTATCGAGCGAGAACTCCTGAGGCATGTCCTGCGACTCCAGATAGTCCGTGAACGCATCCCAGTTCACGACGCCCACATTGATGGCCAACAGCTTCTGCTCATTGCCATCGCGCATCACACCGGCCAACCGGCTGAACCTGCTTGCGTTCTTATTCTTTGGATCGATGCCGAGAGTTTCTAACTGGCGATAGACGACATCACGACGCTCGTTCCATTCCTCCTTGTTCGCCGCATCGACTCGTACCCAGCCGTGCAAGCTCTTGCCACCGGAATCGATGACGACGGACATCGGCAGCTTCGATTCCTTAAGGATCGTCCATTGCTCGTCCTTGGTCTTCTCGTCCATCTCAACCAGGACATGGCGGAATGCTGCCACGCCTGAATCAGAACCGCTCTCATCGAAGCACGGGTTGACACGGACGTATGCGCCACGGCTGTCAGGACCGTTCCACATGGCGCTGATGGGCGGCGTGAAATGGTTCTTAATCCATTCGTCGCGCTTGAGGAATGTACCCTTGGAGTTTGGCCGAGTCCGACCTTCTTCGTCGCTTACGATGTCATTGCAGATGCAGACAACTTCATCTGGTTCAAAGCAGGCTTTTAAGAAATCTATGGTTGAAAATCGAAAGTCCGATTGCGGAATTGCTTGGATCTTTCGCACCACGAACTTGCCGGTGGGTGATACTGGAGTTCCGCCCTGCACCATGCCGGAATTCGATTCGAGAAGCCAGCCACGCGGCTTGTCGTGCGGAACCTTGGACGCCTGATCGAGCTTGTGGGCTAGTTCATGCGGCTTCCATGGTGGGAGGCATTTCGCGTTGTACTCGTGCAGGAGCGACTCCGCATCCCCCGCATTAAGCTCAAAACCGTGTATGAGCGCGGTTGCTACTGCGAAGGTCGCGTTATGACCGCCTTGACCAGCGACGGCTCCTGGGGTGTTTCTAAGCCACGCACGCGCACGGTCGATCTTTGATTGATTCATTCGATTCCAAGTTGTTTTCTCGCTAATTCCCCGCTTTGGCCAAGATCGGTCTTGGCTATCTCGCGAAGAACACAATTTGATTTCTCTAATTTCTGAAAAAGGAGAGCAAGCTCTTTGGGAGTCATCAGGTACTTGCTCCAATGCTGGATGGCGATGGAGCGTGACTGAAACTTCGCAAAGAGCTGCTCTTGTGCGGCGATGTATAGGTTAGGGCTTCGCATCGACCAGAACGAACTTGGCCTTGAATTCGGCTTTGGTTCGAACGTAGACCTTGCTCTTGCCTTCTCGCATGTAGGCCACGCCTGCCCACTTGGTTTCTCCGATCCGTATTTCTACGTCGTCGGAGAGGAGTTCAACCTCCACTGAGTTTTTTGCGGAGTTCCTGTATTTCATCGTCTGAAGCGTCGTCGAGATGTCCTGATCCGCTGCAATGCCAAGCGTCATCAGATTTTGGTTTGGGCTTACTCATCCAGCCGCGAAGAATGGCATACTCGATCAGCCGAGGCGCTTCCTTCAACAGTTGTTCTCGCGTAATTTCAGATTTCATCAGGGTCAATTCGTTTGCCACGTCGTCCGTTTGGCCGTCGCATTCCAAGTTCGTTTCCAAGTTCATTGGAAAATCCACGGCGAAGCAGCCATTCCTTGTACTTCTTGTCGATGTAGGCGAAGTCGATTCTTGGCGTAGATTCATCTGCGTCTGCCACTCGGATTGTCTGTTGTTTAATTGCGCTCATTATTTGTATGTCTCGGTTGTGTGTTTGTAGTGTCTCTCAGCTTGGGTGCAGTTGTAGCAGAGGTCATGTCCTCCGTAGCATCCGCACCCTAAAGATTTGAATAAGGTCTTGGCCAACCACTGGTACTCTGCGATGGCCGCTCGAAGCGTATCAACGTCCGTCTCCTCTGCGAGAGGTTTCAGGTTATTCTCGCTCATTTGAGGATGAACAGGATGAAGTACGCGGACGTGATGATCATGCCCATGCAGAAAGCGGCGATGAGCATTTGCTTTATCTCGCTCTCCGTTGGAGGGCGATTGGATCTGCGGATCATCTGCCGCCTCCCATTGCATAGTGCAGGATCAGCAGGGCGTCGCAGTTTTTGAGCGTAACATCTAGGTGTGGATACAATTCCTGGGCCTTCGCCTTGAGCTTGCGCTTCCAATCGGAATAATCCTTGCACGATGCTTTCCCGCCGAGTCCTAACGGAGCCTGCCACGCTTTTGGAGCTGCTCTGTGAAGAGCGTATCCGTATGCGTATGCAGCAGCTTCAACCCGACCAAGGTTTCTGTGAAGCACGGCCATCGACGAGCTTTTCGTCATGGGGGACACAAAGTTCGGAAGCTCCTCGATCCATAACTCTGAGTTGGCCACCTTTAGCTGATTGATCAGCGCGCAGATGTCCGGCAGTGATTCCGGCATCTTTAACAGGACGATTCCGTCCGGTGTGTTGACTGCGAATCCGCCGCCGACACCAGGGTCAACGGCAACGATGGGTTTGTTTGATTTCATAATAATTTTGGATTTTCAATAGACCGTTTTATAGATTCTCTCATGTGCGAATATTTCGCGAGTCCAGTTCCATCGCATGAGTCTGCTCCGAGTTCCTCAAAGTATTCGTATCTGCCGGGAGTATTGATTCGCCCAATATGGCACCACTTTCCCAGAATCTTAGACGCTTTGACAATCGCAGCAGCGTGACGGGAAATTTTCCATTCAGTTGATCCACCGATAAAGATCGCGTCGATTTCATCCCAAGGAATTGAGAGATTCTCTTGCCCGTCTTGGCAGACGAGCGCAATCGGCCAGCCGGTCAACTTTGGACTCCAACGCTGGAAGCACTCCAGAGTTCTGATCGCAGAACCGACAACATCCGGTGCAGCTACAAACCGGCAGAGATTTTTTCTGGGTTCAT